CCCCCCACAACGGAGGGACCGAATGGTTCCCCTCGCTCAAGGACATATAGTCCCTGCAGCCCAGCAGCTACTATGTAGCTGCAACCCACCCAAGCTTGATGTTGACGGCTCGGGGGCGTCCAGCACGCCTCAAGTGATCCCTCTCAACAGATGGCTCTGCTGATGCGTTGTCGCGCTTAAGGAAATACTTGAGCAAGGCACCATACCCATCTAGCGGACTAAGTGGGATGATCGCGCTTTCATAACAGGCTCTGACGAGACTGCGCTGAAGGTGCGGGCACTCTTTGTCTGACTGTACAAATAAGTCAGCAAAGGAATGCCGTCCTAGGGCGGGAGATAGCTGGCCAACACGTGGAAAAGGAATCACCTTAACCATGTAGTCGTCCAACCAAGACGCCGTTACCCAGTTACCAGCGAAATACATCTGGTTTCTGAGTGACGTTGTCGAGACAATCTCTCGCGCATCCTGCCGTTGTGTTGGGAATCCTTCCCGTACTCTGACTATTGACACGTCAGACCCGGCATAGTATTCCTTTCCGCAAGACTCTCTGAACCTCCCGGTCCAGAAAGACTTGCTACCATTTACTCGAAAACCGAAATCTTCGAGTGCGGTAACAACGGTGTGCACTGATTCCACGGGGACAATGATGTCGTCTCCGTAGACTCGCACCCGCTCCCTCAGACCTAACAACTCTGAGGGAGTAACCGGGTGGCCGAGCTCTTTGCTAATACCGACCAGAACGGTGATGAAGAACACCATCGCCTCAATCGGAAAACAAAGAGCTGAACCCATAGACGCGAACTTGGATAGACGCATAACGCCATATCCAGGCACGTCCGCCCGTCGGGACCTCGTAGCATCCAGACCTGCACCGAAGTGCGGGAAGGAGTCTGCGAGAACCTTGACGAGCTGATTGGAAACCCTATCGGACGCTTCACTCAGATCGAGTGTTGCAAGACTCCCGTCAAGGGAGCCCCTCTGAGCCATAAGTTGATTAGACTTCTGGTCAGAGAAACCGATAAAGCTCTTGATAACCGGATGGTTCTCAATTGCTGACACGAGCACCTCCATAATCCCCTGCTGCACATATTGCATGCAGGTAGGTTCTATGGCGATGATTCGTGGGGTCTTCAACGTCTTAGGCACTGTAACAACCCTGACGGGTCGTTCAGCGTCGGGTTCAAGGAAACGTACCTCAAGCGGGTCAACAACCTCAGGGTTGACTTGACCCCAGTTCGAACACAAGAATTCCCCATGGGGAAACAAGTGCTCGAGCCGCGAGGTCCACTCCTGCTGATTGTATTTCTGGTTAGCAACCAGACTATCAGCTGTGGACCCTGGCCCATGCCTCGGGATGATCCGGCCATGGTAGATCTCGCGATCTACCTTAGCCATCACATCGCCAAGGTGAGTAACGGCCAAGGTGTGGAATAGCGACAAGTCGCTACCCCTCATCTTGAAATCGTTGCTCCGTACGTCCCTTTCACACTCGACGAACTTATCGATTGCTGCGGCCACCCTTGCATCGCTGCAAGGGAGGTTAAGTTTACCGAACATCAAGCAAGCTTGACGAACGGCAAAAATTGCATCAATCGACGGGTCGTCGAGCAGCACCCCGGACATTGAATCGAACACAAGCTCGGTGAAACCCCGAAATAGCTTGGGGAGACACCCATGCTTCCCTCCTGCGAAGGATGGGAAGGATGATGAGAGCACCGCTCCTTGGTCAAGACATCTCTCGAAGTCTTTTCCAAATTGCGGAAGGGTTATCGTGAGAAACGATAACCCCTCATGTTCGACACGTGCCGTGATCGTGTTAAAATCACGGCTGGTGCTAGTGCAACATCTGGTCCCCAGATCATCGAGGACCACCTGCAGTAGTAGCATGTGGCTTTTCATCTTTCCTCACATAGGTAAGGTAAAGAGTCCATTCCCGCATGCCAGACTTGCAGTCCAGGTCATCTCCTCTCGGATTTGACCTCGTCACTAGAAAACTCGACGAAGACCTAACTCTAGCGAGTTAGATCTCACCGCCGAGGATCTTGGTGACGGCAGCTCCAGAACCAGTTGTGACGAAGAGCGTGAGCCCATCGACCACCTGCTTCTGCTCCGCGACCGTATACCCCAACAGGGGCACATCGATGACCATGTACGCCGCCATTGAGACGGGCACATTGTCACCGGTGACATACGGATCGGAGGCGAGCTTGTTGTGATCAAGCCTCACCATCCGCCGATAGCGCTTTGCTTCGGCGTGTGAGATGGTGAGCTTCACGGTGGCGTCATCCTTGCGGAAGACGCCAGCGTTGGCACCGGCGCTGATTCTCGGGAGAGAGTTGGCGACGGCGTTGATCGTTACGGACTGCGGGTCTGAAAACACGGGTATCTACTCCTACATGGTTGAATCTAGTCGGGAAGTCCCCGACCAGAAGTTTGACCGTGTAGCCCTAGAGCTACTTTTCCTCTTAGCTTCGGGACAAGCCCAAAGCTCCGAGGATGGCTAGTTGGTGGGCTGTGAAGCCATCCCAATCTAGCCCGAATCCGTACGGTGTTGCCTTACGGCGCCTCTTTACCACAGTGGATATTGAGGTGGAAAGATTGACCTTTTGCCCCGGGAAGCTTTTAAACTCCACGTTGCTCAAGGTTCTCTCTTCCTTATGGATGGTTGTTTGCATCACATAACCGTAACGCATTACCAACCCGTCCTGGCGGAAGGCACTTAGGTTATGTAGAACATCACCTATGTTGCCATGCCAGTCCAGGGCCCAGGTCCACGGAGCAAGGTTCCAGATTGTTTCAGGAGTAACCTCCAAGCCAAAAAGCTTTTGGGCTAGTTGGACATTCCTACGGAAATTCGAGCCATTCGGGTTGAATGGCGGAATGTAGTAGGTGAAACAACCGTCGAACCAAGACTGTCGCTCAATAGTACGAGTAACAGTCCGCTTCGTGGTGCCATTGGAACCGTTGTAGTACCTCACATCGAGAAAAGGTTCAGGTGTAATGTGGGTAAACCCACCACCAACCTGCTCGACATGACTTACCACATCGATTTCTTTGGGGAGAGCAAAGTGACGCTTGATATCAGTTCCAGACTGACGGTCATATTGCCGAATCAACTCCTCGGAGTTGGAGACGGCATGACTGAAAGCCTGGAGTTCTCGGACGAGCGGTAACCAACCAAATTGGTAGTTCAGGTATTCACTCCCTGCATTTCGTGCATGGCGTGTCCTGTTCTTCCATGAGTTGATTATCGGTACGCTTGGAATTCCTTCCGCGCGTATCTCTCCGAGAGTGTTAGCAAGGTCACTTATCGGGTTTGTAGGGATCGTGACAGCGATTGCTTTAGTGCCTATCAGGTCCATCTCGGACGTGTCCGGGATTTCCGCGAGAGGCCAATCGTTGACACCTATATCACCCTTAGCGAAATGCGGACCCCAATAATACAGGGTCCCGCTAGGGATGGATGATCCCCCCTTGTATGTTCGCTTGTCATCCAAGAAATGATCATGGTTGACAATGTTGCGAATCACAAGGAACTCGCCGCCGATGTCTTGCTTCGTCTTACCCAATTTAGAAATTGGATGAGACTCAGAAATGACAAGGTCGTCGAGGCCCGTCATGGTGAAGGAGTAATCCTTGTGGTGTGGTGCATTTGGGTTAGAAGTGCCTTTCACTTCGTAACCCGTATGCGTTCGCCACTTGGTATACTTCTTCTTAACCATGAAAACTCCGTCCGGGTAAGGATTCGTTTCGGATGCAACACCTAACTCCTGAGAGGAGTTAGTTGTTACATGGTGTTGTACTTTCGCACAGGGACCCCCTAGGGGGTCC